ATGCACAGCGCAGCATACTAGACAACTCCTTTGTAGAAGGACTGGTCACAACTGGTGCGTTCACAGTAGATGCAAACAAGGTATATCACAAGGTAGCAAAGTAGGATAGTATGGAGCAGGATGTGTGCGGAGTGGTGGTCGCACCTATCGGATGACCACCGAAACCTTCGGGTAAATAGCCGAGTCCTGCTCCTACTAGAAAGAGGCAACATGATAAAAACTGACAACCCTGAACTATCAAGATTGATATTGAACCATCTCTCTGACAAATACAAGCTCAAGCAGCCTAGAGAAGGTATCCACCTGTCTACTCTGGTCTACTGTCTGACTCGCTCATTCTTTGATGCTCACTCAGCAGTAGAGCCAACTGATGAAGAACTGATGCTGTTTGCACTTGGGTATGGACTGCAGGATGTTTTGACTCCACCAGATGCACAGACTCCTATCTATGAGGATGAAGGTATAATCTACAGACCTGACATGCTACTGTGCATACCAGGTAATGTTGGGTTGCAACTGATTGAGGTCAAGACTACTCGAATGAGTAGCAAGAAGGGTGAGTTGCCTGAGACATGGATTGAGTACATCAAAGGTGGATGTCATATCAGAAAGACTAACAGCTATGAATTAGTCATTCTGTATCTGATGGGGAACTATGCTCCTCCCTTCCCACAGATTTCAGCATGTAGATTAGAGTTCGAGCAGCGGGAGCTAGATGAGAACTGGCAGTACCTCCTAACTAGACGAGATGTATTCCAGTCTCACCTAAACGACAACACTCCTCCAGAACCTTATATGTGGTGTAAAGAGTGGGAGTGTTCCAAGTGTCGGTATAAAATGCAGTGTGCTGCAATTAGCCTGATTAGTAAGAAGGAAGCATGACTGAGCCAATAGTAGTCAGCATCTGGGGTCAGGAAGGGAGTTGGAAGACATCCGTTGCTCTTTCGTGGGTAGATTTGGGCAGAATTGTCCACTATGAGTTTGACATAGGCGGCTATGCCAGAGCAGCATGGAGGTTCACTCCTGCTCAACTAGCACTAATAACTAACAAGCAGTTTGCTACTCCTATCCAGCTGGAGAAATTGAAGGGTAGTCCTAATGCTACATCTAGGCTGCCCAAGAAGATTATAGGAGTGAAGGAACTGTGGCAGCAGTTTGTGATTGACTATGTAGAGACAGTACAGAAACCTAACATATCCACTATCATATTTGACTCCTCCACTAAACTCTGGAATATAGTTACTAGAGCATACCTGCAGGAGTTGCAGGAGAAGCAAATAGCACAGGGAGTGTCAGAGGATAAAATTCGTGAACGCCTTGTGCAAATAGAATACGGCGAGCCTAATGACCGCATGGCGACACTTATATATACTGCCCGCTCCTATAAGAAGAATCTAATTCTAATTCACTACCCAAGAGATTCTTACAAAGACTTTGTCAACAGCAAAGGTGAGAAGGAGTCTTATGCTACTGGAGTACTTGAACCTGATGGGTTCAAGGAAACTCGCAAGCTGATTGACTTGGAACTGCATACTGAGTGGGTAAAGCAGAATGGAGTAGATACGATTGCAGTTAGGATAGTTAATAAGTGCGCACTAGTAGGAGTAGGCACAAAGGGTTTGGGGCTGTACCTTCCAACGCCAGACTACAATGGGATAGTTACACTGACTAAGTCGTTGAGAGGAGACTAGTGCTAATTGTTGATAGTAATGAGCCATCAGAAATAGTTGAACTTATCAAGCAGTCAGTAGAAGTAGCCACTAACAACCTTAATCAGCAAAGAATGAGCGACTACTATTATGGTGGAGTTGATAATAGAACTAGGCAGTATAGTCGCAAACAATCAGGTGAACTCTTGTCTGACATTGATGAGGCAGAGTCACAACTGCGAGACTACTATAATCAGGCAGATGAGAACTATCAAATAGTAGAAGGATTGATTAGTCCAGTGTGTCTAACTCACAAAGCACCCAAGGCGTTTGACTTTAGAGATGGTGTGACTACTAAGTCCAAACCTATGACTGATATACTCTTCTCATACAAGGTTGCACCCAACGGTCACATCTATGACGAGCATCCTCATAGAGTCAAGCCTGCACTACTCGACAACTGGCTGTTTCAACTTAGTCAAGCAGGTGTAGTTACATTCTGGACTCTCAACTACATAGGCACAGCACAGTTGCTAGTGCACCACTACCAGTCATGCCAGCAGGAGTTCCATTCCACTATGCAGAGGTACATCAGGCCAAAGATAACTCTGTCTCAACATGACCCTTTTGTTAAGGCAGTCATGTCAATCAGTCTCGCTTATGAGATTGGCATAGGTGAGACTAAAGCAATAGCATTGAGGGAGGCAGGCTTCCATAGTCTGCTGGACTTAGGTATGGCTGATGTATATGAGTTGTGCAAGACAGTAGGAATAGGCAAGACTCTAGCAACTAAACTACTTATTAGCATAGGGAGGGAGTTGTAATGGCAGAGATTAAAGGTGTAGACACAATCATACCAGATAACTGTCCAGACTTAGGAGAGTCTGTAGAAGTCTCTCAAGACATAATAGTTATTGGCAGCAAGGTACAGTTAGCATGGTGGAATATAGGTATGTCTTTTATACCATACTGTACTCAGTGTAGAGAACCACTAGTATGGCATAGACCTGCTGATGGTGATGTACTATTTCACTGCCCTGTCTGTGAACGTAAGTTTGTTATGGACTGTGCTTGGATTGTAGAGCAGCAGATGAGGAGCAAGTAGATGAGTAAAGAGATAGAGCCACAGCAGCCAGAGGGGGAACTAGCAGAGTGCCCTACCAAATCTTGTTCCTTCAAGGTGGAACTGTCCAATGGTTCAAGATTTGTATGCACGGCCCATGACTGCACAGCTTATGAGTATGCTGAAACCCAACTTGCCCACGATAAGCAGAGGATGGTGAGTATAGATTGGTTATTCGAGCGTTGCCCACACTCAGAGCCACTCACACTTACTACCAGGCATGAGTGTGACGAGTGCTTGGACGAGCTACTTAATACACATAAGGAGAGTAAGTGATGAGTGAGTTTGCATGTCGCAATGGTCACCTGATGAGGTCTGGAGATAGAGTCTGCCCTGAGTGTGGTGAGCCTTGCTATACTATGGATGGGATGACTGGGAGGCAGATAGCTGAGATGGAGAGAGCAGAAGCGAACAGGAATGTTAAGGAGGAAGAGGATGAGTAAGGTATTTGCGCCAGACTACAGCCGTGACGAGCATAACTGGGTACTGTTCCCACTCAATGACTCCAAAGACAGGAATGAGATATTCCCAGTTGAGACTAACAAGCATCCAGCAAAGGCTAACTTATACTTGATACAGTCAGTCATAGAGTATGTATCTGAGCCAGGTGATACACTAATGGATATAATGGCAGGAAGTGGCACTACTATGGTTGGCGCACTAACAGGTAGAAACATCATCTGCATAGAACTCAACAAGGATGAGTACTTTCCTCTGCTTGAAATGAGCAGGGCAGCAGTAGAGAAGTTAGCTCCTGGGTGTAGTATAATAACTATCAATGCTGCTTGTCAGGCAGTGCTTCCTATACCTTGCAACCACATTATATTCTCTCCACCGTATGCACAGATTATGAAGTCCAAGGGTACTGATAAGTTGACTATGGAGAAGTCTGGTGCGTACAAGATGGCTGCATATACAGATGACCCACAGAATGTAGGGCAGTACAATGAGTTCCAGTATCACTTTATGATGGAAGGGATATATAAGAAGTGTTATGAGTCACTGCCAGTTGGGGGCACTCTCACTATCCTGATTAAAGACCACATAAAGAACTGGGTGCGAAAGGAGTTATCAGGTAGAGCAGCAAGAGACTGTGAGAAGATTGGGTTTGAGTTACAGGACTGGTTCAAGTGGTTCACACTAGGTAGTATGTACACTAGAATACATAGAGCAGCAGGTTGGGAAGTTTGTGACGATGAGGACATAATAGTGTTGAGGAAGAAATAATGTTTTACTTTGGCCCTAACACTCTAACTAAGGAATACTTCATGCAACAACTAGTTGAATCGCCTCCACCTGTAGTTGCAGTTGACTGCGAAACAATAAGTTTGGATGAGAGGATGCCTGTAGGATTCTCTATTGCCACTACACCTGATGAGTCATTCTACTTCCAGACATTCCCTGAGCCAGACCCTGCACTGCACTACTTAACTAATGTGCTGACTAACCCTGCCATTAAGAAAGTATTTCACAACTGTGTACCTGCTAACTACAAAGCACTAACGCATAAGGGATGGAAAGGTTATGGAGAGCTAGGCATAGGAGATTCCGTTCTTGGGTACAACCAGAAGTCTAGCAACCTAGAATGGACTAGAATAACTGGAATAGTAGAGCCTAGAAATATGGAAATAGCCAAGTTTGGCAATAGCAGATATACATTCAGAGCCTCCCTAGACCATAGATGGTACGGTACTAAGTACAATACATACAGCCGTAAGTTCAAACCTGTAGAATTTACTACAGCAGAGTTGCTCAACAATAAGTACTTATGTATAACACTTAGTGCAAATTACAATATAGATGGAGAATCACCGATAACAGAAGACGAGGCGAGGGTAATTGCATGGATAATAACAGATGGAAGTATAAAATGGTTTAAGAAGAATAGTGTAGTTGCATATATAGCACAGTCAAAGTATCCAGATGATATATACTTCCTAGTTAAAGATAATCTTACAAGTATACAAGAGCAGCCAGGAAGAAATGATAATCAGAGGTTACTATATAGGTTCTATCTAAAGGCCAAGTACGTCAAGTATCTTTGGCAAAGAGCACAGTTAAACAAAGACCTAAGCAACCTAGATGAGTTCATACTTAGTTTAAGTAGTAAAGCTAGGAAAGCCTTCTTCGATACAGTATATGATGCAGAAGGCTATCAAGGCTCCATTCCCCCAAAGATTGCGCAGAAGAAGTCTCTAGTAAAGGTTAGAGCAATACAGTTACTATCATTCCTGATGGGGTACTTTCCCACCCTTGATGGGCATAGCATATCACTAGTAACCCCAGTAATAACAGGTCAACACCTAAACTACACAGTCAGCAACGAGAATGCCTGGTGTGTCAGTACAGAGTTAGGTAGTTGGGTAGCATACGGAGACGACCAAATGTTTATCACAGGAAACTGTCCTTTTGACTTGCGCAACATGCCTCTAGTAGTCCCAATAGAGAGTTCAAACATAGCAGACACAGCAGTTATGGCAAGGTTGTTAGGTGCTCAGGATGCAACACTATATCTACTTGCAATAGAAGTTAATAAGTCCACTACTCCAGCTAGAGAGATACTAGCTAAGTACAAAACTAAGTCTATGCTAGATGTACCAGCAGATATAGTGGCTCAGCACTGTGCAGATGATAGCAGGTGTACTCTTGCACTATACCATCACTACTTACCTCACATCAATCCAACTTACTTTGCAGTAGAAATGGCTGTTGTGCCTATACTAATCAAGATGGGACTGAGAGGTGTCAAGTTCAGTGAGCCTGACAGAGTAGAGATGGAGAATAAACTAGAGGCTGACTTGGAATACTACAGCAAGATGATTAAGAGTTTGGGAGTTGATAATCCTAACAGTGGGCAGCAGGTTGGGTTTATACTGGCTAAGAGAGGAAACTTTCTACCACTCACTAGAAGCAGAAAGCAACTCAAGACAGATGAAGATACATTGGAGTTCTTAGACGACCCACTGGCTCAGATAGTTCTATCCTACAAGCATAACAATACTCTACTAACTAAGTACATCTGGCCTATGAAAGGTCAGGATAGAATCTACACTAACTACAATCTAGATGCAAGAGTTGGTAGGATTAGTAGTAGTAAAATGAATATGCAGAATATTCCAGGTAAGAATCCTACTAGACCTAGAGTAGAGCACTACAACATCAGAAATATTATTGTACCTGACAGTGGAACTTACACTACTGGCGACTTTTCACAGGAACATCTCTACATCATCATGCACCTTAGTGGTGATAGGCAAATGGAGAAAGTCTACATAGAAGGCTATATGAATGGAGATATACACTCATTCACTGCACAAGAGTTGTTTGGCACAGTCACCCCTAACACTCGTAAGATTGCAAAGACTCTCAACTATGCCATAGCTTATGGAGCAACTGCAAAAACTATCAGTCAACAGGCTAAGATACAAGATGTGAGGAAGTGTTCTGAGTTCCTTGACAGATGGTTTAAGACTTTCAAGGAGGCAGCAGAGTGGATTAAAGGAGCACAAAGAGAAGGACTCAGAGATGGGTGGTCACTGCCAACTGTGTTTGGGAGGAGAATCAGACTGCCTGACGATGAAGGAGAGGAGGGTATGAAGTCTAAAGCTATTAACTATCCTGTGCAGGGTAGTGATGGTGAGATTATGAAGAGAGCACTAATTATATGTGATAAGTACAAACTACCATTGGCAGTGACGGTGCATGATTCTATCACGTTAGACGGTAACTGTGAGTTTCCAGTTGAGGAGCTAGAGCATATTGCACCAGTTAGGATACCATTTGAGGTTACAAAAACTTTGAGATGGGAATGAAGGAGATACTATGCAAAAGAAACTATTGCGAATCTGTCCTTATTATCACAAGCCCTGCCAGGAAGTTAATGATGAGTTGGAGAAGCAGGGGAAGATTTGTCACCATTTAACTGTAATGCAGCAGCACACTCCTCAGGGAGTGATGAACTTGAAAGTTTGTGTAGTAGAGGCATCTGCATTAGTACTATCTGAAATGAGTAGCAAATTAAGTTCTATGCTAACTGGAGGACACAAGGATTTACCAAAGCTGTACTTACCTGGGGCTAACTAGCCTTAGTGAACTTATCTGCTACATCTTTGGTAAGGATGATTACTGCACCCAAAGCAGTCATAGCAATATCTTTGAACGACTCATTCTTAGTTACTAAGTATGCTACTACTGCACCACTCAGTACTAGCATACCTACTGCCTCGATGAACAGAGAGATTCTTACAGTACCTGGTAGCATAACTTCCTCCTATATCCACTTCAACTCAGGTTTGCCATCGGTCACTACAATGTAACTGCATGAGTCCACAAAGTCTCCACAGTTGGCTATGAAGTGTAGACTTCTATACTTGATGAACTCACTGTGAGTATGCCCAAAGACTAGAGACTTGTCACTCTCACCACTCTCAGCCCAAAGTTGCGCAGCTGCCTCTACTGCACCTACTAGTCTAGAATAACTTACATCGTGACCTTTCTTCTTCAGCACAGATGGAGTACCGAACAGTTTAGGATACAGCCAAGGCATCCACTTCCAGAAGATTTGCTCTAGAGGATTCCACCAGTACTTGATGGTGTCGTCAAACTGGTCTCCATGAGTGTATGTGACTCTATCTATAGTAATGTACTGGTCTTTGCACACATGAACAGGATAGATTTCATCTGCATGGTCTGCTAACTTTCTATTATGGTTGCCTAGCATCTCAAACCAGGGAACTTGCCTAGCCAGTCTCTGCTGTTGCGCTATAGACCTGCCACTAGGCTCCCAGGTAACAACCTTCGTCCAAGGCACCCAGTCCAGAGTATAGTTGTCGCCCAGACCTAACACTAAGTCTGGCTTTTCAGTCTCTACCCTCTGACCAAACAGCATCAACTTATCGTAGTTGGCTGTAATTCCTCTATGAGAATCGCTGTAGGCAAAAACCTTCATTTCTTCCTCAACGCTTTCAAGTCATCTACTATTCTATCTATACTAAGTCCAAAGACTCCCAATGCTAGTACTAATTCTGTAGCCAGTATCCACTCATTGTTCTCATAGATTAGTACTGAGTGGAATACTTGTATCATTAACAGATGGAACAGTAGTAATGCAGCCAATGCTAGTGCAATGAAGTCTGCTAGTATTTCTCTCATCTTACCCCCTGTCTGTTAGTAATCTGTGCCAAGTTACCAGTAAGTGCCTTCTTGTCTGACCAAATGCTCCAAGCCTCATTGCGCTTCTCAATACCATCTGCACGGAACTTGTCTGCCAGTAACATACTGGCATTGGCAGAGTCAGTATATCTAGTGGCTTCCTCTATGTATCTATCTATCTCAGATATTCTATACATAGACTCAGTAGAGAACGCTGCCATGATTGCTAGTCGCTGAGAGGCCTCACCAATGTAGGCGTTACAGGTTGCTATCCTGCCATCAGCCTCAGTGTTCCTCTGCTGTGACATAGCAATGTATCTGTCTGCTTCGCCTAAGTAGCGGTCTATTTGATAGAGTTTCATGCCTGCTTCTGATATGTAGGCATTAGCAGATGCAGTTCGCTGGTTGGCTTCGCCTAAGTAGATGTTGCAGCTTCCTATCCACTGGTTAGCCTCAGCAATGAATCCATCTGAGATTACACCATAAGCTCTGGCCTGCTCGATGTAAGACCTCAACATGTCCATTCTTACACTAGCTTCCTGGCTGTATGCTTGAACTTGGTTTAGTCTCATACCTGCTTGCTGTATGAAGTCTGCCCGCTTCTGCGCCCAAGCCCTCTGCATATTAACCACAGTAGTTGCATACTGAGCATAAGTCTGAGCTGCATCTGCACCTATGTTGACTGTGTTGATGAGGTCGTCACCCAACTCAATCAAGTCCTCCATGTTAGGTATGCCACCAGTAGTGAGTATATGTTTGACCTCATCAGCCCAGACTCCAATAGCGTTGGCAAAGTCAGCAGTAGTGACAAGTCCATTAGCTGTAACTCCTGCTCCTACTGCAGTATTTGCACCATCTCTGAGGTAGGTTTTATCAGTGGCAATTTGGGCTAGTAGTGTACCTGCAGAGGGACTACCAGTTAGCCAAGTTGTAACTTTGCCTAGGGCAGTAACTACAGCTGCTTGAGGAGCTACAAGACTAGCTAGTGCAGTATCAGCAGCAGCAATGTCAGTCTTGGCAGCACCTAGTTCAGTGTCTATCTCAGAGTACAGCGATGCAGTTGCTATTGCTCCTATAGATGCAACAGCTAGGTCAGTGTTAGTCTTTACTGCTGTTAGAGCAGTTGCAGCTAGGTCTGCATTGGTCTTGACAGCATCTAAAGCAGTATCTACATCGGTGTAGTAGGTAGTATTCTTATCTAGTGCTGCGTCTGCTAGTGTATGAATTGCAGCTATGTTACCTAGTGCAGTCCTAGCACTGGCTAAGTCAGTCACTGCCTGGTGCTCATGCTGTGTTGCCTTCTGGAATAGTGCATAGGCAGCAGTTGCAAGGTTCACAGTCTCATCTAAGAATGCAGGGCAGGTGCCAACTGCAGTAGCAGGTACAGTGTGAGGTACATAGTACTGCACCAATATGTGCTTATTGAGTGACATTTCCTCCTGTGTATCCTCACCGCACATTACTGTAAGTACATCACCGTAGAGTTCAGCAGATACAGTCATTTTGGGGATAGAGTGGGCAGGATACTCAACTGCTCCAATTCGCATAGGAGTCAGACTAGTCATGTCAACAGCTATCTTGCTCTTAGTGTAGCTTATCTTGTAGGCAGTTAGCACTACCATGCTACCACCACTAACAGTAGTAATCTGACCATTCATGTAGTCTACCACATAGTCAGTGTTGCGAGTATAAGTTACTGTGCCTGCTGCATTAGTTACTACATCAGACTCATACCTGATAGGCTTGTTGGCTAAGGCTTTGTAAGTGCCATGAGCAGCAGCAGTTGTAACAGACTCAGCAGTCACAGTAAATGATAATCTCTGCTCATAGTAGAGTTCTCTGGGCAAGAATCTGCTTAGGTCTGCATATGCTCTGGTCAGTGCACGAGTTAGCTCTGCATCAGACCAGAGAGTAGAAGGGTCTTTCAAGTCAGTCCTAACATCAGATAAGTGAGTTGCTAATGTCTTGCCCATGTTGGCCTCCTATAGTCTAGTGACTGTTATCTCTACACCTATGACTGTTATATGCTCAGTTGTACTAACATTACTATTAGTACCTACACATTCTAGTAAGTACTGTTTGTCAGTTGCAACAGTAGTATCGTCACAGTTAGCGGCAACATCAAAGTTCCCATCTGCTGTAACTTGCACTATACCACCACTAGTTATGTCAGTAGTAGTAATAGGGTCTGCTTTGTTGACTTGAACTAACTTGCAGTCAAAGGTTACAGTGTCGCCTGCTACTTTGACTGCATCACCTACTATCTTATAAGTAGTGATGATGTCACCAATCTTGAGGAAGTCTAGTGGAATCCAGAACTTCTTTGCAGACTTGTTGGCTGCTAACTCCACACCTTTGATAGTAGGAGTCCAGTCAGTTCCAGGAGCAGGGCAGAGGAAGTTGTTGACTAAGAACACTACACTAGTGCCTGCTGCCCCACCTATCTTGATTCCTCCTGCAGTTGCACCGTCATGGATAAATAGTTCGTGAGTGTTAGTAGTGAATACAGGTTCGCCCTCAGTACCAGTAAACGCAGCGTTCTGAGCAGCAGTTCCTCTCTTAAGAAGTAGTGGTGTAGTCATAGTGTACCTCCGTCAATCACTTTAGGCTCCCAGGTTCCAAAAGACCACTCAGTCAGTCCATCAAGTTCTCCGCCATCAAAGCCCCAGGAGAACTGTGCATCGTGACGTAGTTTGGCAGGAGTGACTGAATTGTCTATAAGTCCGCTACTACCTACAGTAGCACCATAGATAGGAACTGCTGGCCTCTCTAAGTCACTGTACTTGCGAGCAGTTTTGATATCTGGTCTCACTGCTTCTCCTTCCCTTCCCTACCTAATCTCATCATGTAGTCCCAAGCAGATTCACCTGGCAGTCTTGCGCTAGGGGCAGCAGTAGCCTTGAGTGTACTTGGATTATACCAAGTACTTGCAGGAGGGATACCAGTTGGTCTTGGTGGAGTAGGAGTAGGGTGAGGAACAAATGGAGATGCTAACACTACTGACACAGGTGCAGGCCCAGGCAACCGCCCTCCATGACCCACTCCACCTATGAACCCCCAGTTAACTATTTCCTGTGCAGTCTTTGGTTTGACTACTTCAAACACTGATGTAGAACTACTTATCCCATTGAGAGTTATCTCTAGAGTATAAGTTCCAGGAGCGTATGTGTGCACTAGACTGCCAACTACACACATCTTACCATAAGTTGTATTCCACTTAGTAGGAGGATAGTCAGTGTAGTTTGCTGCTCCACGCTTGTCTCTGACTTGTATGTAGTCGTAGAGTTCAAGTCCACAATCATGCTGGACTAGCACTCTACCTAATGCTTCCTCCATCCACTGCCTTTTAGCAATAACTTCTGCCCTAGTATCTGCTGCTGCCTCAGTAGTGAGAGTCTCAGCTAGATGATACTGGAGTATCTCATGGTAGCCACCCTCAGGAAGGCCAGCAGGAGCATAATTTCCAATCTTCATAATCGGCTCAGGCTCCCAAGTACCATCTGCCTTATCTACTCTATTTGCAACTACTATTACATGAGTAGGTATGAGTAGATGGTCTTGCCACTCAAACTCTTTGAACTGGTGGTAAGTTGCATCAGGGCGGTCTGAGGTGAAAGTGTTGTGGTAGGAAGTCCAAGCGTTAGGATAGATAATACGGAACTGGGCAACTCGGTATGCAGGAATAGAGTTCACCATCTGAAGATTGCCAGTAGTTGTCTCATAAACAAATAATAGTTGGTCGGAAGGTAGAGTAGCAAATCCAGTCCACCAGCGATTAGTAGATGTTATCTTAATATCAAACACGCCACAGTCTACTACTGCACCCCACACACCTGTACCTACGTCTCTCTTGCTGAAGTACACATGACTGTCATTCTCGTACCAGAAACAGTACAGATTGTTAGCCGAATCTTTGCTGAGTAACGGACTATCTAAATCGGTACTTGCTCCAGTCTCTACAGTGGTCTCGGCACTAAATAGAGCAGTTGCAGAGTCCATAGAGAGATACACAATAGCATGTGCAGCATTAAGGAAGACAATGTGAGCAACAGTAGTAACACATACAATGGATGCTCCTAGATCATTGTCTACGTCATGAGGTTTAGTATCAGAACTATCCTGTGCACTCCAGGCAGTACCACTCCATACTCTTCCGTAGAGTGGCTCAGTGTACGCATCCTGTCTACCATCCGAATACACCATTACTACCTGGCCGTCAGTTGTTGGAGCAGCACAACCAGCCCAGTTTCTACTACTTGCATTGAGAACAGTGGTGTCGTCAGTTGCCCAAGTTCCGTCATTGTTGGCATTGACATGACCTTGCCAATGTATATTAGTACCATCATTGTGAGCGTAACCTACAACTGCATAGCCATTAGTATCTACTGCAATAGTAGGTCTGAACATACCAACTCCAGAAATTGCCTCTACAGTCTGCTCTACTGCATCCCACGAGATTGCACCTGCACTAGACATAGTACCTCTGCGATAGAACACACCTGCAAAGGACTTAACATAGTGAACATATGTAACTCCACCTCTAGTCTCCACAAAGAAGTCCCAAGAGGCACCACTCATTGTGCCACCTATTGCAGTTGCAGCAGACCAAGTTACTCCATTAGCAGAAGTCTTGAAAAAAGGGGCTTCACTAACTAGATAGAATACCCAGTGTAGACCTAACGCATAGAATACCTTTCTCTGCTGCGGGTTAATGACACTACCTGCTGCTATTGTGGAACTCCCCACTGAAACCCCAGTAGTAGTCTCTGCTCTCATAAAGCACTTAGTTATGTTGAGCAGTCGATAGATTACATCTCTTGCTGCCTCTATGTTGCCTTGATAGTTGACCATAAACATAGGCATGAGAGTATCTACTATACTGTCATCATGGATGCCTAGTGCAGCTAGGTCAAAGTTCAACCCTGCCAACACTGCCTCAATTATGTCATACACAGTGTAGGCAGCAGAGGTGTAGTCTATGTCGTAGTAAGGAGCAGCAGCAGCAGCGAGTAGACTGGCAATGTAATTTGTTTCTGCTAACATAGTCCACGCACCAGAGCACTGGAGGACTATATCTACATCACCTTGCTTAGATATTTGGAACTGTTGCTTCACCCAGAGAGGAGCACAGTAGAGAGGGTCAGTTTGGTAGTTAACTCCTGATACTCTGTAGCCGTAACTGATGTCAACTTTGTAGCCAGCAAGACTAGCAGGCAGAGTTTTGTCCTGGTTGCCAAGGATAATAACTGCCCAGTCTTCATATGGTTGCTCTGAGTGTTTGATAGACTTGACTCTATTGGGGGAGTCAGTAGTGGCATAAGTGTAAGTAGTTGTACCATTAGAGAGTACAACTGTAATGTAGGGAGTAGAGGTTACAGACTTTTCTGCTGTGATTAAGGTAGCAGTCTTAACTCTCAATGGCTGCTCCTTATACTGGGTTTATTCCTCTAACTAAGAAGTCTCTATCTGCAGCCTGAGCAGAGCCAGCAGCTATCTTGATGAACCTGGTTGCCCCTATGTGGAAGATAACTGCTAAGGTAGTTGTGGCTGCAGATGTGGCATGCAAGAAACTACCAGTTGCATCATCGTCCAAGATGTAGAGAGGATAGAAAGTTCCGCCTGAATCCTTTGCTACGTTCACTCCTATAGTGCTGCTAGTAATAGTTGGTACTATAACCAGCAAGTCTTGGAACTCTCCACCCAAGTCACACTCATCAGATAGTACATCACTATCTGAGATATCAATTTGTACTGTCTTCCAAGGTCCTACTCCTAATCCCATGTTACCCTCCTTATATGTTACAGTTCACATGAGCAGCTTTGTGGTCTGAACCTGTACTGTGTCTGACTCTGTCCCAAGCCTCCTTAGGTTTAACACCTGACTCAACTGCCTGATTGACTGCTCCTATAATCTCAGCATGTTGAGCAGTTGGCTTGAGTTTATCTGCTCTGAGTCCCTTCTTGATTATGATAGTCACCATTCAATCTCTCCAAACTGGGGATTGCAGTCGTCTCATACAGACTTTGCACCAGATGGTTCTTTGCCAGACTTCTCTCTTGCTACCTGATAACTTATCGCTGCACACTGCTTCTGGTCTTTCCCCTCTTTAATACACTGTGCTATACTTGCACTAATTGCATCCTTGACAGCTTGAGGAGAACTGTCAGGAGTAAGTGAATCCACTGGTAGCGGCAAAGTACACCTCCTATGGTTGTTTCATCTCTGTGCCAACATCAGATATCTTTTTGAGGAAGTAGGAGACACAAGAAGCCTGTACTCCAGGCCAGACCTGCTCAATAGTGGCATTCTCGTGAGACTCTATTATAGTTATATCAGGTGCAGCCCCAATACCTTTTTCAGTTAGCCTGAATAGGTTTTTGTTCTCCCACTCTAACCATACAATAATCTTGCTTAGTGCCATGTTATACTCCTTGAGGAGGAGAGCGTTTCCACCCTCCTCCTCAGTAGTTCTCTCTACGGAGCAATTTGTAGGAGCACAAACGGTGCGTTACTAGCACCAACAGAACTCATGTCAAGAGCGATGCCAGCAATCTGGAAGCCATCCTCCACTGTTATGTCATTGCTAGACACTACGCTTCCGTTGTTCGCCCACACTAGAGTCCTGTCACCAACACTGTTACAGGTATTACCATCACTGGTAATCCAGACAGGCCCCCAGGTTTGAATCCAGAAGTACTGCCCACTAACAGCTACACAGGCAGCGATTCCGATGAAGGACGCATACCCGTTACCCAGACCATCTGCCTTTACGCAGTAGTATGGGCACTCCATCAGTTCGATGTTAGTAGTAGCAGCTACAACTGCAACACCTAGTGGTCTATCTATGGTCAGTGTCAGAGAACCACCTGTAGTTGCCAGAGCAGGGTGACTAACAATCTGGCGAGTCTGTGGATACTGGTTTACACCGTTGCCTATGACTACATACCCACCTGATAGTTCGTTCTCAGACAGCACACCAGTTGTCAAGACACCAATCTCGGTGTCAATAGTGACTGTGACAGTCAGGCTGCCTATTGCGCCTGCACCTGTCGCCTGAACTGGAGCTGCTGCATTTACATTAGACTTCTTGGGTTTGTAGACTCCCCAGTAAGGCTTCACATCACCACTGGCATAGGCATACCTATATGACCTGTCTCCATCCCTGAATATAGTTCCTAGTGGATACCTCTGATTAGAGTCCACAGTCTCTATATCAGGCATGTGCAGGTTTACCAGACTCTTGGGAGGGTTGGCAGGAAGACTAATCTCCCTACCATTACTTACCCTTAGACTATGTCCGACCTTAGTTAGTTCTATAGCCACTTTCTTTTCTCCTTTTTACAAATCATTACTGGTTGCTAGACTGTGATGGCAATGTCGTAAATGTCGAAGATACGACCAACTGAGAATGTGCTACCCCAGAGCATTGCTCCGTAGGTAACCATCCTCAAGCCCTCGGCATCGTATTCTTCCAGGTTCGGGAACAGGACTAACTTGTACAAGTCTCCAGCACCCTCAGTACCACCGTAGGCAAAAGTGATTCCAGGCTGTCTAGCCATCACATTGCCAAACTTGAGGAAGAAGATGCTGTAGTTAGCTGTACCAGAAGTGTACTTTGCTCTGGCGTCAGAAGTTGCACCTGTACCAGTGTTGTACTGCTCCGCTACCAGGTAGTCAGTTCTTACAATAGGGATGCCATCCCAGAATGCAACTCGCTTGCCCATCTCGTTCCAGCCGAAACTAATCATTGCCATGTTCGGCAGGACATTAGCAGCAGGAGTTGCGATGTTTATGCCTCGCTCCTGGTAGGCAGCGTCAAACCAGCGCATGATGTTGAAGGGCATCCAGATTTCATCCCAACCTGCCTTGCCTGCATCCTCCATGTCTCGCATGTTCTTCAGGCTGAGGCCTACATGCGCCTGGTCTATGTTGAGGTACTCATGCCCTGTACCAGTCCCAGGAGTTGCACCATGTTCTGCTGCGATTGCATGGAGTCCATCCCAGTCCGCATTGCCTGCAGCATAGGTCAGGTCTCCATATATCATCTTGTCGCCAATTTTGCGCTTAAGACCTTTCTCCATCTCAAGCATTACTTGTGCACGGTAGTTGTTGATGTTGCCGTAGATGTCACGCACGAACTGGTCGAGTTTACGCTGAATGTAGAGTCTCTTGAGCTCCTTCTCGACTTCTGTGTAAGTGACATCTTCAGACCAACTCAGTTGCTCACCGATGTCTACTGCTGAGACAGAACTCTCATTGCCAGTTGCTTCCATGACGAACTTTATGCTCTTGCCTGCATTGGCAGCCTGGGCAACTGGGATTCTATCAACAGGATTCCCACGTTTGATGTCTATCTCGATAACGCCAGGAATCAGAGTAGACTGAGTGAGCTTCTGAGCCTCTGCTAGTGTACTCCAATGTCCACCAGACTCAGCCATATTTCCTCCTTATATTACTTTGGTGTAGGTGTATTAGGGGTTCCTCTTTGAGCCTTTTCCAGATTCCGAAATGCACGGTCTGTGTCAGAGTGTACTGTTGGTGCACCTGAGACTCCACCTGCTGCATACTGTCCACCACCAGTATTAGATTTGACTACCTTGAGAGCTTTCTCAAACATCTCTAGCTCCTGCATACCATAGGCTTTGATAGTATCCTCAGGTACAGAGTACTCCTTGGCTATCAGTGACCTACGGTACTGGAGAGCAAGAGTAGTTGCACTGTCAGAAGCCTTCTTGACTTCCTCTAGTGAACTCTTGAGTGTCTCCATCTCCTTGACCGCATCTGCACTCTTCTTCTGGTTCTCCTCCAAAGTCTGCACTTTGGCCTCTGCTTGCAATCGGAGAGAGTGAGCCTCAGCCATCTGAGACTTGACTTCCTCCAGTTGCTTTTGCAGCCCTCCCTTAGCCTTCACCACATCCGACTCAGGCACCATCTTCTCTGCTGGAGTAGTTGGTGTAGATTGAGCAGGTTCACTGGTTGCTGCTGTAGGAGTCTGAGATTTATCCTCTAACATTTCCCCTCCTTATTACAATCTAAGTATACCATAAATCTGCTGTGCTGTCAATAGATATAATTATAGCCACAATTATTTTATTATATCACTTACTTCAGTATGCTAGTTCTGTCTTTCTCCCAGTTGTCTACCATTAGCTTGGCAGTATCAGTTCTAGGCTGACTGATATAGCCAAACACATAGAGCCAGAAGTCTAGTGTAGGACTAAGGTCTCTCATCCTCTGCCTAGCAGTTGTGAGAGCAGAAGAGTAGGCTGAGATTAGTTTTCTACCAGTCTTAGGGTCAATCTCCTGCTGTATCTCCTCTTTCCTCTCCCTAGTTACACCACCAGAGTAGAACTCATCTATTAGTGCCTGGCTCTCCTCATCATAAGTTCCATATACTATGTCAGTTATACGCTGGTAACCTCTGATGTACTGGTTCATTATCTCATCACGCTTCAACTCGAGAGGAGTAGAGTTCTTATGCACCCAATCTAAGAACTGTGGCTGGAGTTCAGGTGGGACAGCATCTAGCACTGCCTGACGCTTGAGAGTATACATAAGGTAGTCAGGCTCAGTCTCACCTGTGTGAGGATTAGTTCTATTCTCCACTTGCACATCATACCAGAAACTGATGAGAGTATCCATTGGGCCTTGCTGATAAGGCGCATAGCCACCAGTCTTCTCAATAAGTAGTGCTATACCTTCTGGGCTGTTAGATACCATCAGTTGAAACTCCTCATCTTTGTACTTAGGATTGATAGTATTGAGGTCAGTGATAGATGTATTGTACCTATCCCAGATACTACTATGCTCTGATTTGAAGTCAGATGGAGTTAGAGGTTTAGTAGTACCAGTTGGATGAAGGAATCTGCTCTCAGCATCAATCTCCTCAGCAAGTCTTCTGTCAGATAGTGTACCTACATCACTCCAGTACTGGCTAACTTTGATTTTAGTGTCTTGTATTGATGGAGGTGCAAGCATCTCGCTTGCGCCACCAACAAACTTCCACTGCCACATCTGGTCTAGTTGTTGTCTGATATCTAGTGGCATACCTCCCATGATGTCAGAAGGTCTAATACCATGTTCTCTCATGTACTTCATCTGGGCAGGAGTGAACCCATAAGCCTCATAGATTTTATCCACATTAGCTTGGATAGTTCTAGTTTCGGTAGGAGAGTAAGATATGTATGCAAACTCAGACCTAACTAGACTAAGTAGAGCTACATCTTGCTCAGTGCTATCCCACAATACTTGCTCCTCAGGAGTTAGTGGTAGCTTAGTTTTTATCTTCTCCCACAACTCAGTTCCAGTTACTCCACCAGCAAGAGTTCCACCTACTCTGAGTTGCTTCTCATTCACCATCATAGCTTTGTAGTAGTCACGGAAGTTATCATGGAAGATTGTATCCTGGAGTTTCTTAGCTGCATCGCTGACTCCTGGAACCTGAGACAAGATGAGAGCACTGAGTCCAGCCTTGTACAGGCCAGGTAGGAGTGAACCTAACTCAGGCTTTTGTCCTGACAACATAGGAGATAAGTATGCTGCTGTCATAATGAGAGGGTTAGGAGAGAACGCCCACCTTTGAGCATTGTCTACAAATGTAGATAGAGGCCCCATGTCTTCGTAGTAAGATGCATAGTCTTGCCTTGCCAGTTGGAATAGAGGGCCTAGTACAGTACCTGCTAGTGCACCAAAAGCTAGGTCTCCACCAATCCCAAACCTGCCCTGGTCAGTGTTCTCGTAGAATCTTGACCAGGCATCTACTGTACCTGGATGACGAACTGCTGTGCGAGCTAACCAAGTCCAACGGTAGGAGTTGTACTTCCAGTAAGGGAAGAACATGCGCCCGACTGTACCTAAGATGGAAGTGTTGTTGTAGTCAGCAAACATTTGGTTGTAAGTTCTGGAGGCATCGTCAGCGGCCAGTTGGCGAAGCGAGTCCCAAGACTGCTTAGTGATACCACCTACAGACTCAGGCGCAGCAGTAAACTTAGGGCCTCTAGATATTGCATACTTACTCCAACCTTTGAACTCTTCTGCAGGCTCAGTTAGAATTATAACCCCTTTCTTTTCCATACCTCTAAGTAATAGCTCACCCTCATCACCAACAGTACCTGATAGTAGAGGTTTCTTGAACGACTCTGCCTTATCTATTGCATCTCTTATTAGTTTACTGCCCGCCCCTAACCTCTTATATTCATCCTTGACTTTTATAGTAAGGATAGCAAAGTAGTTATTTCCTTCTGAGTAAGTTATTACCCCCAAGTCTTTCTTACCTATAGAAGCAACCACATCATAGGTTCCTGCTATTGGAGAACCAGTAGATAAAGTAATCTGAGGTGCGGCTTTAGCTCCCTTACTAATCTTAATTCCCTCTTGCATCTTATTGGCTGCATTAGTAAAGTACTCTGCCAACCTAGGCTGCATGTCAAATACCATAGACTTCTTCATTTTGAGGTCAATCAGTTCCATCTTCAAGTTCTCAGCAGCTTTGCGAATCTCAAACTCTGCTCCAGACTCCGCTGGCCTTATACCTATGTTCTGTACTATGTGGTCATAGACTTCGCCTAACTTCTCCCTGGTGAATCCTATGAACTGTCTAGGTCTAGAGTCTGCCATTGCCTGGAACATTTCCACAAAGTACTTCTTACCCTGCATAGAAAAGGATTCTACTAAGTTCCTATATACATCCTCCATCATACAACCTGACATCTGGGCGATGTCTACAGGAGATATTGGTCTGCCAGACACATTTACAATCTTAGTTGTCTGCTTGGGCAGTTCGAGTATAGCCTTAGCAGAGTCTAGTCTAGATGCAAGACTGTGGCTGCTTAGTGCTGCATCTGAGTCATTGAAGGCTTCTCTGAGTGCCATCTGGTCTTTCCTATACTGATAATGTAGAGCTTCTAACTCTGCCCCCTCAGGATGTTCTGTTCTTATTGTACTCCACAAAGCCTCAGTCCTATTGTAGTGAGCTAGTAAGTAGTCACTAGCATTGTTTATCTCGGCATCTAAGTCAGAAAGGAACTTATCTGCTGCAAGTCTTTGTTTAGGAGTTAGTACAGTGACACTATCCTGTAGTTGAGTCTGGATACGCCTGACCTCATGCCAGATAGCATCCTTCTCACTTCCAATGGCGTCTATCCCAGTCCGCCATATCTTACTTATCTTACCGAACTTCTTGAGTATGGCAGCATCGTCTGCCTCGTCAGCAACAGACTTAATGAGGTCTTGGATTGTTTTCTTGGCAGTAGTAACTATGTTGCCATAAGTAGCAAGGACATCAGCTAACTGTGTAGGAGTTTCTATAGTGTGAGAAGTAATGGCATCTGCTAGGTCTTTGAAGGCCTCAGACCTGTTCCACGCAGCCTGTTTGAGTTCAGTTAAACTCCAATTTGCTCCATCACTAGCCAGTTTATTGATGTTATCTAGACTACCTAATACATCAGTCTCGTCTAGGGCAGCAAATAGTTTAGTCTTAGTGTCAATACTGAACGCACTCTCATTCTTGATTAGCTTCTCTATCTGCCCTCTTAGTATGTTGGTAGGAGAGTAGTTCTCAATCAACTCTTTCGCAACTTCTTGTAGTTGAGTTATATTGTTCATAAAGGCTAGTTGAGTATCTTTGACTATTGTAGCAGATTTCAGCCCAAAGCCTTTAGGTAGTGCAGGCACATTCCTAGTAGCATCAGTTACTGCCTTGGGAATGTCTACACCAGGTAGAAGATTAGCAACACGGAGGCGTTCGGCAAAGTACTTCTCCCATAACTTGCTCCAGGAGTCTATCCTAATCATGTAACCAGCAGAGTTCTGAGTCTTTATCAAGTTAGTACCAAGCCATGCAGGCCAACCCTTACTGGGTACAATGGCTCTCTGTCCCTTTGTGCCAACTGCACCTGCTAGGAATCCAAACTCACCAGTTCCAGTACGCTCCATAGCCTCTCTGGTCAGGTCAGTTGGTGCTAATAACCCTCTGCTAATGGTGAGGTAAGTCTTAGTATGCCCGAATCCTGGTCTGATACCCTCAAGCATTTGGACTAGTTGAGGCTCACCAAACACATTGCCTATAAGTACTTGGAAGTTAGCAATGTAGGCCATAGCGAAGGGAGTGTTCCAGAGTCTGTCAATAGTTCTGCGCCAGATAGCCCTATCTAGTGCATCTACCCCATTAACTATTGCCTGCATTATACCTTGGCGTTGCTGAGTAAGAGCATACCTAGACTTGAAGTAGTCTTGAGCTAGTGTAGTCTGCTGGCCTCTAGCAGCTTTGAGAACATCATTGGCAGTCGAACCTTCCTCCTTAGCAATTTGTTTCAGTATAGATATTCTTGAAGTGTAAGTTTCCTTTGTTAGGTCTAGTAGCATCTTAGATGCTTTGTTGAGGTTAGCTAGAGTCTTTGGTATCCCAAACTCCCTGAGCAAGTCTACAGTAGCCTGTTCAATAGGGATAGTCTTTTGGATTGCACCTTTGACTAGGTCATTGACTCGACCAATCATAGAGTCTGAGACTACTTGTACTCCACCAAGTTTAAACTTACTCGCATCCATGCCTAGTTTCTTACCCATTGCAACTATTGCATCAGGTTCTAGAGTTGCAGGAACATGGAAGAATCTACCAGCAGATACAAGCAATCCTGGGCCTTTTGGAGTCTTACCAAATGCAACTACACTAGCCTCAATATGGTCTACTAATCCAGTGGCAGTTAGTTTGTCTGCTACTTTGCCTGCATCAGTGCTACCTGCTATCAAGATATTGCTAAGGTTATCTCCTTCCCTCTTAATCACCTCCTTAGTAGCAAGAGGTAACTTATCCAGCATACCTCTAAAGCCATCAAAGGGTATATTAGTTACATGCCACATCCACCTGTTGACTGAGAGCAGTTCCTCACCGAAAGTTTTGAACCCAAGTCCAGCAAGATTAGGCCCGAGTTTAGTACCTCCTTTAACTAACAAGTTACCTGGCACACTAAGTCCCCAACCAGGCCACCAGGTTAGTGGGTCAGCTATTGCACTATATGTCATCTTACCAATAGTATTAAGTGCACCATTGTCATATAAGGTGTAATCCTGGTACATAGAGCCAAGAGCATGCCAAGGGTCTATGCCTTGAGATTTGTACTGCTCAAATAGAGTATCAACTTGTGGAGTATGTTGAAAGAGTCTTTGGCCTATATATACTCCCAAGCCAGCTATAGGGTCTGCAAAATTACTACCTATAGTCTTCTGGATGAAGTCTGCAACTTCCTGCATAGGTCTAGCAGCAGCAAACTGCAACTGTTGCCACAGAGACACATCAGGCATCTTCCACTCTGCCAAACCTTTCATTACAGCATCCACACTTGCTGCCTGCTCTCTGGCTGATGCAAAGTAAGGCTCAAGTTGAGTCTCAAAGATAGCTAGTTCAGCCTTGTAGTCATCTGGTATTCCCATAGTCTTAGCTAAGTCTAGATAATCTTGTGCAGCAGCCTCATCAGGAGCCACTGCAGTAGCACCACCTGTTGTTAGTGACTTGATAATCTCCTGTACTGTTATCACATGGGGTAGTTGAGGAGTAATCCTAATCACTTGGGGAGTAGTTAGAAACTCAGTCAGCTTCTGCTCCTCTAAAGTTGCCGCAGGCGCAAGAGTAAGTCTTGTTATAGCTGATTCTATCTCATTCTGGTCGGCAGCAGTAATGTGGTAGTCTTGAGGGTTCATCTGGCTAATCCTCAAATAGTCGTCAAAAGTTTTAACTTTATCTGTTTTTACCATTGATTCTATAATACCATAGAAAGCGCTCATAAACGCTGACCGTTTCCAGTTATTTGCAATAATAGTTGGGTCAGTGATAGGTGCCTCATAGATGTTCTTTGGAGCAACTCCAGCAGGAGTTTTGCCTACAAGTCCTGCCATAGTTCTTTGTAATAATTCAAACTGAGACACAATACCATGTATCTGTGAAGGAAACCATCCCATGCTAGGCTCTGCCTGAGTGCCAGTCTTCATAGAGTTGAGTCCTACAGCATACTGCCAACGGTAGTTCTCCATCTGCCACTTCTGTTGTTGGGCAGCAAAAGTACCATAACCTTTGGGAGGGTTGTCGAATATACTCATCATACCTTGAGAAGATGCTGCAGGGAAACTACTGATAGGTATGACACTACCTATCTTCTTTGGTACATTTGACCACCAGTTCTCAGGCCACGATTCAGGCTTAGACCAGTCTATTATTGGTGTCTTTGTTGGTAATGGCATATTATTCTTCCTCCACTGTCATATCTAATGACTCGCTAAGTCTAGTCACTGTATTCCAGTCTCCCCTGTCTATAGCAGCCTGTAAGTCACTTATTGCACCTAAAGAAATCTTTACACTCTTATCCTGCCGCTTATCAAACACTAAGTCAGTCTTGTTAACCATATAGTTAGGGTCTAATGTATCTACCCAAGATATGTCCTCACCCTGCCTCATTAAGTGAAACAACCCTGCAGTCATCATTTCCTGCCCTATTGTATCAGAGCGATTCTTCTTCTTACTATTACATCTATGGCAGCAACAAACCAGATTAGATGGTATAGTAGGACCACCCCAAGAGACTGGGACTACATGGTCTATCTCAATAGCCAGACCGTTACAGTAAGTGCATAGTCCACCATCCCTAATAAATAGCTCCTTAGACAACTTAGGGTCAATACTCCTGCTAGTCCTACCGTTAATTGAATTAAGTTTCACAATCCAACCCCCACAGATTTAATTGTAGCGTACCACGACTGCAATTTGGCAGTTTTTGCACCAGATTCAACCACCAGCCCACAAGTGCACCCACAACACCAGCCACACCAGCCACAATGACAACCAGCCCCATTGTGGAAGCTATCCGTTTTGAAGCCGACATTAAATCACACCACCCTGCTGAGTTTGAGTAGGTTGCTGTGCCTGTTCCTGCTGTGGAGGAGTAAGTGTACTCTCCACCATGTCTGCTGCCTTAGTGAACAGTGCAGCACCAACAGCATCCTTGTACTGCTCTAGTATATCAGCCTGACTCCTGAGTGCTTGGATGAGTGCTATCTGTGCATAGACAGGATTAGCCTCAGCATCCTCAGCCCTGACTTGTGCAATATCATTGATTGGATTCTTAACCTCAGGGAATACCTCATCGTAGACTCTGAGTATTGGCAGTCGGAAGTTGGGGTTGAGCATCCTGGCCACAGTTGCTCTATTAGCCATGTCGCCAGGTACTCTGACTTCATACTCAGCAGTAATCTTGTAGTTGTCAGGTATCTCCTTAGGCCAACTAAACTGGTATGGAGAGTGGTTGTTGTCTTTCATCTGTTGCACCCAGAAGTTGTCTATGTCAGTTAGACAGTTAATTATTCCTTCGTGGTATGCACTAGCCATCATTGCAGTGAGGCTGGATACTTGAGACATCATAAAGCTAGTCATCTGCTGTGCTACAGCACCAAACATAGCAGCAGAAGGGCCGCCTCTGTCCTTCATAGCTTCCATGTCGAGTAGTGCACCCCTAAGCTCCAGTGGAATAACTGGAGGAGTTACATACTCTACAGAGTCTTCTGGACTGCCTCTCCAAATGACTCCTCGCTTAGTCATATCTTCTTTTTTAATTATAGGACTAGTACTCCTGCTCTGCTCAAATATCTTTGGTTGAGCAGTGTCTCTGAGAATTTGCATCTGGAAAGTCCACCACTTGTTCCAGTAGCGGTAGATTTTGGAGTTAGTAGCAATAGAGGGTTGACCAATCTCAGCAGGCCAGTCGTCACTCATGTAGCCAGTGTCAGGTAGACCACCAGTAGGAGAGATAAAGATAGGTATGCGTCTCATCCTTGACTCGAGTGTAGGAGGCTTGGCTAGAGTAGTTCCTATTACTACTGCATTGTAGACATTCCAGCCACCATCTGTGCGGGGAGTATCCAGCCACCAGTAGTCAAACAACTTTTGAGTACCTCTCACATCTACCTTCCAACTGTTTCTAATCAGCATCCTCTTGGCTGAACTCTCAGATAGAGTGTCTATGTGAGCACACTCTACTAAATCATCGTCAAAGTAAGGGAAGACAGTAGAAGGATTCCATATCTCAGCCATACATCTACTACCATCAGGTGTGATAGTTGAGAATACACTGTACCAGCCAGTTGCAATCAGCAGTCCTATCAGGTCACGCATGAAACTCTGCTTGCCCCTCCTCCTGTACCCCTCAAAGATGTCATTCCAGGCAGTAGTGAAGAATCCCTCAACCTGAGTACTTGCTACCATGATAGTCTTGTCAAGTTCCTCAGCTTTGATTCTGTGAGGTATCTTCTGATTGAGCATGTGGACTACTAAGTTGTAGGCTGACCTAGGGTCGTTGCCAACAAAAGATTCTAAGTTTTCTTGGGCAAACTCATCTTCCATCTGTATCTGTTTGTAGTACAGCTTGAGTTGCACATCACGCTTCTCCCATATTTTCTTTAATTTCCCAGACTTCACAATAACATCGTTTGCAGTCATATTAGCCATCTAAGTCCTCCTACTTTATCCCTCGCCTTCTACGCTCTTTGCGGTTCATTGGAACTTCCTTAACTACCTCTCCATGTTTGCCTATAAATCTAACTATCTTTGTATGCGAGGGTGTAAACTTTGTCATTTGTTCTGGTATTTTACTTTATCCTTCCCCAGTCATCTCCCCAACCGTAAGTACCAACTGCACCTCTAACTACTGGCATAGAGGTTCTGCAAACTATTGCTATCCCTGCACTGTCATGGTAGTCGTCAGAGCCAATACTTACTGCTCTATCTCTGCCTCTACTGTCTACCATCCATCTGATGTTCCTGAGTTGACTAACCAGCCTGATGTCGTGAGCAGTTATCTTACTCATGTATCTGCCCAACTCAGTTATCATAAAAGGCTTAGTGGATGTGTTAGTCTGCCAGCCAATAAGTTTACCAACTTTGCCAGTCACAGGGTCATGTCTGTAGTATAGATTGCCATACTTTGCCACATGACTAGTGAATCCTAACGCATCCTCATTAGCAATCATGGCACCATTATACCACTTAGCCAGCACTATTGACTTCTCAGCCATCTCATCCTGAGCATAGAAGCCTGACATAGTAGCACAGTGGATTGCTTCCTTGAGTTCATCAGCCTCAAATATGAACTTCCACACAGTTGCTACTGACTCACTCTGCTTGCCCTCACCAGGGTCTATGGCTACTAAGTAAGATACACTAGGTTCAGGTGTATACCAGATGTCAGCAAATAAGTTGTGGACTGGCGCAGGATAGCACTTTCTTGCCATGTCACTAATCAGTTGGGCATCATAGACCATATCTCCAGCAGACAAGAAACAACTGACATCATCCTCTGGATACTCTTGTCCAAAAAGTAGCCTTGACTCTCCACTCCTCCTAACACTGGACATCTCTGCCTGCTTGTATCTCCTCCACCTAATCTTGTCATATATCTCATCCTCAGTGAACTCATACTGCTGCCAGACTTTGAGCAGATTCTGCTCCTCAGTAGATAGAGTAGTAATGTTCTCATCACCTGGCAGTACAAATGGAGAGTCTGCTGCCATAGAGTACTCAGGATGCTTCCACCAGGAGTAGAAGTGGGCAGTATAGACTGACTTACCTACCTCCTTACCCTCCTTTGCTGCCATATACATTTCATGGAACTCATTGTCCTCACCATTAGGAGTCGAGCACACTCTTACCTTAGTGTTGGGCAGTAGTGGAACACGCTGTAGTGCACTAGCTACAAACTTCTCTGCTTCACCAGAAGGCCAGAAGGCATACTCATCAGCCAGTAAGTCATGTATAGCCTCACCACGACCATAGTCAAAACTCCTGGCAGAGGCAATGTAGAAGCTACTATACCCCTCTATCCTGCCATTCCTCCTAAACTCAAATACCTTCTCATAAGTGCTTTTGTGTTGAAGAGTTGGCAGTCCAGGCACAGTGTTGTTGAGTATGTTGTAGAACCCCTGAGCCTTGCGGAGTAGTCTACCAGTGATGAACTCATCATAACTGATAATGATTGACACTGTACCAGGAACAGTAATACAATCAAGTAGGTAGTCACAGATGAATAGACTGCTTGCCCCTACCTGAGCAGGCTTGACATATATGTCTCTACTGCTGCTACTACTAAGCATATCTCTCTGAATAGGATTGAGCACAAAGGGCACTAGCTGGCGCTCCTTGTTCTCAATCTTGACCAGAGTCTCGATTAGGAGAGTTCTGTCAGACAGTAGTAGTTGGATTGCCTCTTGCTGGTTCAAGTGTGTCTCCTAACCCTATAGGTTTATTCTCAGGGAAGATGGTTTCAGGTACAAAGTGAACATAGACAAACTCAGGGAACAACTCCACAATGCTGTTCAGTACATCTAGTCTAAGTGACTCACCACTGTACTGTATAATAACTTCTGGCTGTGCCGCCTCAGGGTGAGTTATCTTACACTTTCTCTTCT